ACCCATGCGTAGGCCCGAACTGATCTTGATGTCAGCAGCCCCATTTGGAGCAGAAAGGTTATTGGCAGAAAGACCGTTCGTGAAAGCCGTATACGCCGAACTGGATTGCGCTGGACCGGACGTGGCCAGATACCCGCCAAAGAAGTTTGTCCACGCGGCTCCGCTTGCGCCGGGCGTCGTCAGGTTGCCATCAGCGGTTGAGCGCCAGTAAAGGCCGTTATATACGACCAATGAATATTTTTTGTATCCTTTGATGAGCTGAGAAAAGTCTAACGACCAATCCGGAATGGCACCCGTGTTAAATAAATTCGCGACGAACCTTGTGTTTGCAGCATTGTTCGAAGAGTCTTGAAGGTTTGGCACGTCTGCACATGTGAGTGCTCCTACGTTCACGCTTCCGTCTGATCTTTTCACGGAGAGAGGCGAGTCTAACTCAGCTCCGTTGTCGTCATATCGGGTGATAGTGAAATCTGACCCTGCATTGCCCCCATTTTCCGAGGCAGGGCTTAAGGCAATCGCAAATCGATTGTTATTGTTGCTTTGCATCGCGATCATGCGGGTCGTCGCAGCTTGACCATTCAGCTCGATTTTTCCGCTATCAACAGCAAAACCGCCCGCTACACGTCCGCCTTTGAGGGAGAGACCGCTCAGGTTAGATAAAGCAACATCGGCATCGTCTACATCAGATAAGTTCCGGCTGGCTCGCAAGACATCCGAATATCCTGTCTGCTCATTCTGGAGGAGTGTAATGCGGTCGCCGTCATTACGCGCCTGTTTGAGCGTGATATGCGTGTCGTCAACTTTCGACCATTCATCATCTCTCAATCGGATGCCGTTGACGAAGACACCCAAACCATTCGCGGTCACTTTTGATAACGTGATTGCCGTTTGATTAGCGGCTAGTATCTGGTCTTCCTCAACAGTATCGACAAGAACATGCACTGATGCTGTTGGGTCCACCCATGTCCAAGAGCCATCTTCATTCGAAGATTTCGCAAGTAATTGACCTGATGTCCCACCAGCGAATACGTGCGCCGGGATAACATAATTTTGCACCCACAACCGGGTAGCAACAGAGACATTCTCGTCAACTGTTAAGTTTACTTCCGAGGCATTGGCGGCGATGAAGGTCATCGTGACCACGACCTGACCGAATGCTCCTTCCGTTGCCGTTGGTTTATAGACCTGCGGAAGATTAGCGACAGCGAAAAGAACTCCGTCCGCCGTATAAAGCCCTGCTTCACGCAAAGTGAAACCACCTGAAGAAGCAGGGATTATCGCCTCTGCCGTAAATTGGCTCGCATTATCCGGGTTAGGAGCAATTGCATTCAGCGCCAGACGCACTTGTTCGCGGACAAGTGCCGCTTGGTCTGCATTTGGCGTCACAGCACTCCCGCCGCCGTCCCCAATCGCCATATGCGTGAGAGTGATCTTGTCGCCACCAGCCTGCGAGGAGGTTTCAAGCGCAAGTCCGGCATTTGTCTTGATAGTCGTGTAGGTGTTCGTCATATCTCTGATCAAACGTTAATAGTTATGCCGTAGCATGTTGCGCCACCATGATAGGAAATCCCTTCGGACTCGCCTTCCATGTCAATACTAGATAGGTGAGATCGGGCATTTTTATTGGTCTGGACAATATTTAGGACCGATTTCCAATTTTGAATACTGATATCGTTCGATCCGATTTTCACTACCAGTCTGAATGTGTAAGGGTCGCGCTTCGGGCTATCATTAAACCATTCCAGCATCTGAATATTCAGGTTCAACGCTTCAAGCGCCGATCTAACGGCGTAGGCCGTGCCCTTCTTCCGGTGAACCATGTAAGAAGAAGCGACTGTCTGTCGTTTTTGCAGCTCTGACCAGTCGGTCGCCCAATTCTCCACGCGCCACGCCCAAGCCAGCCAAGCAACCACTGTAGGGGTATCGCTTGAGGGTTTACGGAAGATCGGATGACCTTGGGAATGGCATCAAGTCTATCCGCTAGAGTCAGGTCAAACGCGGTCTCTAAATCGGTCGCATTGGGCGGAAGAACGCTGTTAGACATTGGTTTCGGCCGCAGTGGTTACGGCAATGCCCGTGCAGTATGGTGCCTGATCCTGCGCAGCCGTAATGTCTCCCGCCCACCCGTCGAGGACTACCTTCTCAACTCCCGTTTGCTGCAAGGCAGCGTAAAGCCCAGACGTCGCGACTGTGTATCCGATCTTATGCACTCGGTCGGCATATGCCTGAGCAGCCGCTTGAGCCGCAGCAACAACGACTGAAGCGTCAGGTCCAGGATACAGAGTCAAGACAGCGCTGATCGCGAACGGCAGAATGGTAGCAGACTGCACAGTCACATTATCGGTCAGGGGTCGTACACTATCTGGCGTGATCGCATTTGAAACTGTTTCAACTAGGTCAGCCGGTGCCGTGCCGTCGCCCTGTGAGGATAGGATAAAGACCGTGACATTCCCCGGAGACGGAGATGTCACCTGCACATCAGCACCTGAGCACTCGCAGTCTTGGCAAAATAGGCATAACCGCCTTCGCTTCCCGCCGTAGAATAGCTCTCGAATGAAAGCTGGATGCGGGCGCGAAAATTGTCATCCGTTTCCATGACGGCGGCGGTTGGCGGAATAGTACTCGGGTCAGCAGGCGTGATCGTGAGGCGCGCAACATTGTAATTTGCACCTATCTGATCGAGATCGGCTCCCGAGGCATATGCAAGCATCACCGCCTTGAATGCGTCGTTCCGCGCCTGCTTCTCCACAGACAGCCGATAGGCAAACGCCTCGCAAAGCTTCTGCACCGGATCAGACTCAACAACCGCAGAATACGCAGGATAGCGTGCGGTGAAATCCGCAAGCAGTTCAGATAGTTCAGTCTCGGCTGAAACATCCGTGATGATCTGAGGGGCCGGGAGACCGGATAGATCGATTGCGCTATAGATTTGAGTGGTCATCGCGCAACCTCAATGCCGGTAATGGTGAGACTAGTTCCGCTCTCGGTATCCTTCGCGTATAGGTCTATCGTGATCCCTCCCGCATATGGTGCGACGTTTACTTTTGTGACGGAAATACGCGGCTCCCAGTTCGAAAGCGCTTCAACCGTCGCAGCATAGATGTCCATGACGCCAGACTTATTCATGGCGCTGTCAACCAGCTCCTGAAGTCGGCTTCCGTAATCGCGACGAATTACCCGCGTTCCAATGGGCGTAGTTAGTATATCGACAATTGATTGCAAGAGATGGTCGGTTCCCTGCAATACCTTGCCATTTTCTCTGTTCATTCCGATCATTGATATACCCACGAATAAGGGTATTTTTTATCAATGATCACTCTGCACTTACACTAACAAATGAGAATATCTCATTTCTACTTTGGAGGGCCGGTCATGCTTGACGACGCAATGGGATGCACGTGCTCGTCCAGGCTCTTCCCGCCGCCCATGACATCACCCTGAGCAGTGACGCCTCCCCCTATGGAAACATCCTTGTCAACGGTCAACGTCCCCGTGACATGGACCTTTGGCGTGTCGAGGGTGACGCTATCGGTCGCCTGCACGTTAGCGGACTGGCATTTTATCGTGATTGGACTGCTACCAGCTTGAACCAGCAAGGCATGACTGTCCGGATCGTAAGTTATCGTGCTGCCATCCTTGAAACGCTTGCCCCACACGTTTCCAGATGCAGGCGCGACCTGTGCATCTTGCGGTACCGCGCCGACGATAACGCCTTGTGACACATCGCCCCATAGCGAGAGAACGATGACCTGCTCTCCTACAGTCAAGCTATCGTAATCGAACGCATCGTAAGCGCGTCGGCTGGCCCAGTAGAGCCAATCTGTCACCGTGTTCCCGATAGCTACACGGGCTTGGTTACCCTGTATAGCTGAGACGACGCCGATGCGAACGAGGTTCGATATCTCTCGGTCGTGTCGTCCAACAGCATGACCTAGGTGGTTCACGCGCCTGACTTCCATATTTCCTTGTAGTCCCCGATATGGTCGGGACCAATTTCCGGAGCGCGTCCGAGGTAAACAGTTTGCGGAACGATACTGCCCCCCGACCAGACCGAGGCACCGAAGAATGCTTCCCTATGCACCCATTCGATACGCCAGATTGAGAAACGCCCGGACAAGGATGGCGAGAAGTCGTCGCGTGATCCCATCAAAACGTGCGCGGGCGAGGCATGCCCGCCAAACCGGTTCTTGTTGATGAAAGCGGACAGAGCCGCCGCAGAAAGGCGCGCCTGCATGGGGGCGTCTGGTCCGTTCTCACGAGTTAGAATTAGACGGGCCGAAAACCGAAGAGACATGCAAATCTGACCGGTGCCAGGGTCTTCGTCGCGGTTTTCCATCTCGTCAAGTTCTATGAGGCACGCGGGCAACTGGATGTTTTCGTCTTCATCATCGCGGTAGAATTCGATTGTTTGCAGGGCAGGGAACGCCGCTGCAATCTGACTCTGTATAGCGTTGTGCAGGGCTTCCAGATCAGTCGTCAGGTTGTTCGGGTCCGCCATTTCAGTTCTTGTTCCAATCGCTCGATATACCTGTTCTCAAACTCGTTCGTCTGCAAAACGTGTCGTCCGATGAAAGCCAAAGCGCGCTGATCGATGTCCACATTAACATCATCGACCGGGTAGCGATTTTTGCCTTTCCGCTTGAGAACTCGCAGGCGTCCAGTCCGACGTGACGTTGTTGTGAACGCGCCTTCTTCGTAATATGCGCCATCGCCGGTGATGACGCCTTTCGCACCCTTGCGAGGCTTCAGATCTGTGAACGGCACACCGTCCAACCCATACCAGACCTTGGCACCGCTAATGTCACCATGTATCCGGAACCGCTTCAGTCGCCGCCGAATGATAGACTGCCTTATCTTGAGCAGTGCAGAGAGACCGCGCAACGAGCGTGTTACCACCCATTGAGACATGCGCAGGTTGGTCGATCCCACCGCGCGTTCTATGTATTTCCCACCAGGATCGATAGCATCGATAATCGGGAGGAAATCCCCCCATCCCTTGAAGCCATCGATCTTGATTTCAAGATCCATTCTGTGACCTCGACAGTCGAAGCGTGGCCATACCTGTGCCATCCGGCTTTGGATCGTGGGTCAGCCAGAACACACCATACGGTAAGCTGTTCTGTTTGATAGTCAGGCGAGATCGTTTCTTCAGCCCTACCACATCCGATGCTTTAGCAGTGGCCCATGGATCGGACGTGTTCATGTCATACGTCCCCAGTTCGGCAGAAAAATACTGTTCTTCGACTATGAGCGCGAACGCCTGACCGCCGTCCGGTGTGGCCGTGACAGCGAAGTCATCTAGAGACAGAAAGCTGTCTAGATCGTCCCACGCAGGAACAGGCATGGTTATTTCCGCTCGTTCTCTTGATCGCAGGGCGGCTAGTAGCCGCCCTGACGTTGTTTACTTGCTGCCAGTGCCGCTGCTCGACGGGGGCGGAGCACCGATCACGAAAGACTCAATGCGGCGAACCTGCCAGTCGATATCTTGGAACGTCACAATACGGATGCCGCCAGACTTCGAGTTGGAATACGGATCGACCATCATTTCCAGACCGCCCCACATACCCATAAGAACGTCCGCAAAGTTTCCGAAGAACATATCCCCAGAGCTGATCTGGTTCGAAATATCGCAGGCATAGCCGTTCACGGTGTCGCCCGGTTCCCAGATCGTGCCAGCAGGGGACGGCGTGCCGGGGAACTTCAGGGTCTGCTTGGCATAGCCACGGAAATCGGCGCGCGCCTTGTAGCGCATCCCGGCAACATCGGCGTTTTTCAGCGCGACAGTCGTTTCCATGTTCACCAGTTCACCAAATGTCGGCTGGGAAGCAGCGAACTGGGTAGAGGAAATCCCCGCAAGGTTCTTCAGGCCGGTCGGCTGGTGGTTGGAACCCGTGCCATAGTAACCACTCAGATCGATCGCCAGCCCCATCGAACGCGCCAGATCGCGTCGAATTAGCGACTCAACATCAAGGCTCGACTGCATGAGGAATTTGCGCGTGACATCGGTATACGCTGCCAGCGTCTTCGGGCTCATGGTAAGCTGGCCGAAATCCATATTGCTTTCGGTTGCGTCGTCACCTTCGCCTAGCCAGTAACCTTGCGTGGCAGCCGTCTGCTTCGGGATATCGATATTGCCGATCAGACCGCCCAGCATAGCAATGCCATGGGTGAACGTAGCACGGTTGCGCAGGATATCGATGTAACTGGACGCGAGAAGGTTCGTTGCAACGAGACTGCTACCCGTCGCACCGCTGCCCGTCTGCCCATTACTCCCCAGGCTCATGCCGGTGTCACGTTGCGCCTGCTCGAAGCCTTCGAACACGGCGGACCGCAACACATCAGAAGGGATCACCCAGTTGCCTGAGTCCTGCTTGACCTGTTTCGAACGGGCCGCCTCGGACAGTTCCCGCTCGAAACCGGCTGCTTCCTGTGCCTTGCGGTCCTGCGGGTTCGCCAAGGCGCGTGCCACGCGCACCATCGAGAAATTCGCAAGATCGCGCTTCTCCATGCCGACATCGGAGTTCTTGCGACCTACAGGTGCTTCCTTCCCCTGACGAACAAGCAGCGCACGCTGCAAGCTTTCCACCGAGCCGTCTGGGTTCCCCGCGTGTTCGGCTGCGAGATCGGAAGCGTTGTATTCACGCCCGAGATCGAGAATATCTTTGACGCGCTTCTGTTCAGCAGAGCGGGCGCGCACCATGATTTCGTTTTCGTCCACTTGAGACCTTGCCTGAGTTTGCGTTTGCGCGGTGTCCGCGCTGGAATTACTTTTCGAAGCCGTATTCTCAACGGGTTTCTCGTCTGGCTCCACTGACAGATGAGAATAATTGCGCCCTACGCCCACAGAGTGGTCGGCAGGCACGCCCACGAATGAAATTTCATAAGGCTCCCATCCGGTGATGCGATAAACGTCTTCACCATCTTCGCGTGTCTCAACGAGCTTCATGCCTGTGACGCGATAGCCAACGGAGACGTGCTTGCGTATCTGGTCCGCTACGTCATTGAAAATCTGATCTGCTCGGGGCGATCTGCCAAAACGGACAGTTGCGCGACCCTTTCCGTCATTATCGATGCGTGCCGTCCCCGGAACAACGACACCGATCTGATCGCGCGTGTTGTGATCCATGAGGAGAGACGCGCTATCATTAAGTCGGGTCAGATCAGCTTCGCCGGGGTCATGCCCCAGTACTTCACGGCCAAACCAGCGCGGCACTTCTGCGCCTTCGCTTGAAAACGCCAGTTCAACCGTGCGTTCTTCCCGGTTGACACCTTCGACAACCGCAGCACGAACCGAACCGCCATCCTTGTTAAGGCGGGTAATGATGCCTTCGATGTTCACTTGTCTGATTTCCCATTGCCTTCAGACGACGCAGTGCCGTCCGGTTCTTCGTTGATCGCGATCTTGACTTGATCTCCCTGCGCCGCCTGGATCGCTGTTTCGGGGATGCCCTTATCTTTCGCCATCTGGTAAAATTGTGCGATTTCATCCAGCACTTCCTCCGGATCGCCGCCGCGCTCACGGATGATTTCTTGAGGCGATTTGATGAGACTATCGACGGCTTGCCGGTTGGCCGCCGCATCGCTCTTGGGATCAACCCAATCCCAACGTCTTCCGTGGAACGTCGCAGCCCGTTTGATTGCCCGCAGGCGCGTCGCAGGAACCTTGTATCCATCGTCATTGATGACCATACCGCGTAGCAGCGCTTCTGCGATCCAGCGGCGAAATACGGGGATACAGAACCCTTCAATGAGAAGCTTCTGATCTTCCTTCCATAGCTCCCGCTCTTCAATCGTCCCCGCACGGATCGATGAGAAATTGACGCCTTCGAGATCGTTACCCAAGGATGGGTAATTCATACCAAGGCCAGCGCCGACGCCTCGCAAGAGAGACTTCGTGAAGGTGGCGATCACGCCATCCGGAAATGAAGGGTCCCATTTCGACAGGTTCGCGCCCGCTGGCAGTTCTAGGAATGTGCCGCCTTCGGCCGTAATCCGAATTTCTTCATCATCATCCGCCTCAGGTCCGCTGTCCGGGTCCCAAGTGATGAGCCCCATCTTGCCCGCGCCGACTTCGGCATTCATTGCGGCGTTATCTTCAAAGCCCTTCAAGCGCTTGAGGCGAAATAATGCCGACATCGCCCATGGAAAGCCGCGCCGCTGCCCGACCATATCATGACGGTAAACGTGGCACACTTCAGCCGCAGGCACACGCTCGTAGCGCCGACCGTCAAACGCATAATAGTTCGCGTGATCGTCGTCCGACGTGAAGAAGTAGGCTACCGGCTTTTCCACCTGGTCATACTCGATACCGCAGCGGATGAAGGTGCCTTTTCCAGTGTCCGAAAGCTGATAATCAACCGGGCAACGCACGGCATCGATCATCTGCAATTGCAGGCCGAATGGCCCAGACGAAACTGTTTTAACGAAGACCTCGCCGTCAATGGCAAGCGTCGAGGCTGCAAGCAATAGCGTCTGAAGCCACGACTTTGCCCCGGTCACGTCGCAGTTTTCTGCCTCTCCCCAATCCTCCCACGATTGAGCGACAGCCGTGTTCGTTTTGGCGTCGCTCTTTGACGTGCTTGCGATTTTCGTGGCGCAACGCAGTTTCGGACCATGGCCGATGACGTTGGCGCGCACTCCACGCACGAACCGACGCATATACGGGTCGTTGATCGCCATATCTCGCGATCTGGCCTGCAAGATGCGGTGCCAAAGCATGAGCATTTCATCTGGCGTGACGGGCGTTCCGGGCCATGTCTCGGCAAACCGGTCTACACGCGCTGCATCAATGCCACCGACAAGACGCATCGCATTTCTTGCACGGCGTCCAGGAATGGCGGTTCCCGGCATCATGTCCCGTTTTTGTTTCGTATCCCGCTTCAGAAAATCGAATACGCCCATCAGAACGTCACCCGGATTTCACGAATGCCGCCGCGCCCATTTTCAGCGCGGACAAGAGCGGCATAACGCGTTTTCAGCCGCAGAAGATCGGCAAGGGGCGCGCGTTTAAGTTCACGATTGTTAATGCGATAGCTTTCTTGGTCGAGGGAAGCGCGCTTCTCAATGACGGCACAAATCGCGTCGTAGATGCGACGGTTCTGCGTCCTGGTATCTGAGCCAGCCGGAAGCGATGCAATATCCGCAAGGATTTGGATCGTTCCGCTACTAATTTCACTTACATTGCCGGATATATCCAGAAATCTCAGGGAATATGCATAGCTTCCGGCCAGCCAGTTTGCCGTATCGGAGGCCGAGACAGCGATGAAGCCGTCAACGCTTTGCAGGTTTATGGAACCGGGGCCACGCAAATAGAGCGTGACGTTATCTCCCGTCTCAACATGGAAAGTCGTCCCACCTGTAAACGTATCTGGGAGGCGAATTCGCCTCATTGCGGTCTTCTCCACTTTCGTCTCGCCTTGATACGAGGCAACGGTTGCTTATCGCCCGCCTGACTATTGGCCTCCACTGACATATGAGAATTTGTTGTATCTTCAGGGTTCTCATCTGTTTCTGTCGTGGCTTCCTGTTTTTCTTGAGCTACCACGCGTAGTTTGGGGTTCATGATCTTCAGGGCGGCATACGCGTAGACGCGACAGTCCAACGCCTCATTGCGTGTCTTACTCGGGAGCACCCACTCGCGCCTGTTAACGTTCCCTTTGCGGACGACGAGCTTTTCAGCCGTGATTTGTTTGAACCACTCTTCCTCGCGATCCTCTGGTATGTGCATGTAGCCGGGGCCGCCCTGTATGGCAGATGAAACAGTTTGCGCTATGCGCCGCATCACAACCACTTTTGCTTCATCTACAGCGACAGGGAAGATATCGACCTTTCGCGCATTTTTGCCCGATCTACGTCGTTGAGGCGCGGGAACGATGGGATTTCCCCACGATGGGGAATAACCCTTCACGCCGAATATGCGTCTTCCTGTCTTCCCACGTAGCCAATCCCAAGCCGCTTGTGGATAACCGCCCGTGCCTCCCGTATCGAGGCAGGAAGCTGAAATCTTCATGATCGAGCCATCGGAGCGTTCGAAGCGGGTTTCCTTTATGATCCGTTCGAGATCGTCAAATACCTCGCCTGCCAGAGGGTCACCCCACAAAACGCCGTAGGCGAGAGACCATGACTCCCCGTTTTCCCCCCAGCCGACAATCTCATATTCAAGGCGGTCCATCTGCATGTCAGCACCCAGAGTGATGTACAGAACGCCATCAGGCAGGTGATCGGGAAACGTATATCGCACGGCGTAGAGCGTCCCGGCCTCCGCACCGTCGCCTTTAATTTCATAGGTGCGGGATAGTGAGACATTGGCGAACGACTGGAGATCATCGACCTTCAGCTTGTCGAGATAGTCGCGCACGATATCGCCCATCTTGCGGAACGTCGAATAGGCTTCCCAGGCATGATATGACGCGTGGCCTTTAAAGGGTCGCGTTGCTTTCCACCCGCCTCCTACAGCCTCGGCATCCCTAAGCGCTTTGATCCGCTGGCCATCTGACCATAGCGATCCGCAATGCTCGCAGGTGTAGGCGGCGGTGTCAGGCTCGTGATCATCGTGCTCCGCATCTTTTTCTGCATCTGCAAGGTCACTAGACCGTCTGCCTACCCATTGTACGTTCGCCCAGTGCAGCGCCTGTAGTTCACTGCAATCGGGGCAGCGGACTTGGAAGTATCGCTGGTCGCCTGCAAGAAAAGCAGCTTCGATATAGGACGCGTCTTTGATCGTAGGCGTCGAGATTTCGAGTAGGTATCTGTCATCGCCGAAGGTCGCGGAGCGCTGCCACAAAAGCGATACGGGATGCCCCTCATCGGTCGCCCTGTAGCCATCCACTTCGTCACAGACGATGAACGGAGCAGAGCGTCCGCGCATGGTTTTGGTCGAACCGGCCCAGGCGAACATTAGGAAGCCGCCAGGATAGGATTTCATCGACTGGTTATTCACGCCCTCGCGTCCGCGCGGCTTGGCGATCAGGTTCCGTACTTCGTCTGATGCGTCAACCATTGGCTGGAACTTAGTCTCAAGCCAAGTCTTCAGATCGCCTTGGCTCGGCTGCATCATCATCTGGGAGCGCGGCCTTTGCCCAATGGCGTAAGCCTGACAGCCAAGCGCTGACATTGTTTTCCCCACCTGCGCAGACCACATCAGAGAAACGCGACGGCAATCGGGATTGATGAACTGGTCCATCGGCTCGCGCTGGATCGGCGCGTTCATGATCCGGTAGTAGCCGGGAACGGCGTTGCCTTCAGGTATCTTTAGGTTTTGCTCACACCAGGCGGAAGGGGCGAGGTCTGGCGGCGGTCGGAACATTTGAAGCGCGCCGCCAATCGCACGCGCTGCACCGCGCCAATTATTCAGCGCTGCCAGATCGATCTTCATCTAGGGACTCATCAAGTGTCGTAGTGTCGAATTCGGATAGCGCCGTCAGGGCGCGGTCTATTTCTTCTGAGAGTGTCCGCTTGAAAACGCGCTCATCCGTTTCGCCAAGAAGCTGGGACACAGTGCGCCCTGGCAGATTGCGCATTGCGGCTTTGACCTCTGCAAAGACCACAGAGAGGCGACGTTCAAGCTGGTCTAGTGGGACGACGAGTGCGGCTTCAGTGGCGTATTTCAGACGCTCGCGTTCGAGTTTGACGCGAGCAGTCTCTTGCTCAATAGCCTCGATGTCGTCGAGTTTGCCTTCTGCGGCATCCTTCGCACGGTCTTGGCGCCATTGAATGACAGACGCAGTATCGAACTGCCACTCCACACCCCGCCCGCCGCGCCGGACGAACGGCATTTTATCTTTGACCCACGCATCAACCGTAGGCAGGGAAATACCTAAAATCTCCGCTAGTTCGGCGCGATTTACTAATCTACCCTCCGCTTTTCTTGCCACGAGCGCACCGCCTCACAGAAAACATAAAGTCAAGTATTTCCGGGCTCCCACAAACCGAAATCGGGGGGTCGGGGGACTGCGCAAACAGTTTCACCGAGGGAGGACCCAAAATGACTTGTCCACATACTTATCAACAGACATATCCACATAACCAACCAAAATCTGTGGATAACCTAAGGTTTCACGTCAACTCCCTGCAATTCGTGCAGGTATTCCCACAGCCTCGCCTTGTCGGACTGACACCGTGCATCGTGCTCGCTCACTGCAATGTGATTGGCCAGCATGTCCGAGACGCTGCCCGAGGCGAGAGCAGGAACGTCACCATCAGGCCGTGCATATGGCGGGAGAACGAGCGCCGGTCTGACGTTAGTGACCGATGGCGGCGTTGGCACGGTTCCAGAGCTGCACGCCGTTAGCACTGAGACCGCAGCTAACATGAGGAAGAGTTTGCGCGTCATGTGAGATGCCTTTGTATGCAGCGTCGATCTTGTCGCGTGCGTCCTGAGTGTCGGAGAGAGTTTGTGCGAGCGATACGGCGTTAGCTTGAGCATCGACCTGCGCGGCCTGGTAGGCGGTTGCCGTTTCATCGGCTTCCTTGCGCCGATATTCGCTGAATGCAGCTTCGGCGGCGCTTAGCTTGGCGGCCCCTGCATTGGCGGCAACGTGGTGGCCAAACCAGAAGCACAGCCCACAGACTGCGAGAATTGCCAGAAGTTTCGCTGCCGTGATCGATCCCTTGATTTCAGCCAGCATGATCGATCACCAAATATGCGACGGCAAGAAAGAGAGTCGCAATGCAGACAGCCAGGAAGCCATACGGGAAGGACAAGCCGATCCAGACAACCAAGGCACCAATGCCGCCACTCACGATCAACACAGCCGCAATGAACCATACAGTCACCACGAACCATGCGGCGGCGTTAAGAAAGTCGCTCATGCCTTTTGGCCCAAGCGTGTCTTTTCACGCGCGCACAGGGCTGCGAACATTACGATGACGAGGACGGCAAGACCTGCCTCCACGCCAGACCCGCCAAGCCAGCGCGCAATGAAACAAGCCAAGTCCACTGACAATACGATGATGAGCGCGACAACCACGAAATAGAGAAACAGTTTCACGGCGTGTTCTCCCTGCATGAGGTTAGGAGTGCGGATGCACCAAGAAGGAAAAGGGCGAGTCCGGGCCAAGGATTCCAGTGTAGGACGACAGCTTGGGAGAGCCGGATAACCGAGGCGGTGATCAGAAGAAGGCCGGAAAGCCAAAGTATCTTACGCATCACGCAGCCGCCCTCCCATGCGCTTCCTGATAAGCTCTGATCAGGAAATCCATTGCGTGTTCGTTCTGACCGTATCCTGCGCCGGGAAACGACGCCCAGCGTGACCGGGTGAGATGAATGGCTTTTTCGATATCGCCTGCTTCGATTGCAGGCATGGCCTTGCATTCGTTGATCAGGCAAATCGCGATACGATCCTGAGAGGCGGGCGAAAAATCGAGGAGCTGAAGATATTTCTTATAGTAAGCCCAATATCGTCCCATCACCTGATAGGCCCCGGCTGCATCCGATTTAACGGCAGGATTAAACCGCATAGGATGCGTGGCATAGGAGCGGAACAAGTACGGGCGAGCCACTGTCGATCCAACGACGACATTGTATCCCTCGTCCGACACGTCCATGAGCGGGTGGCCAATTTCTGACACGGTTATCATGTGCAGAAATGCAGACTGGTTCGGTGTGAGACCGATCAAGCGTGGCATTTGCGATAAATCCTGAGGGTGTTGTGATAGACGATCAGCAGGGCGCAAGTGGCTTCGAGCGTCGTGTGGCGCATCTCGACAAAGTATGGAGCCATGGACACGGGCCAGAGCATGGCGGCGCATGATGCGGCTGACAGGAAGTAAATGGCTTTACCGATCAGGCCATCCTTATCGGCGGCAAGACGATACACAGCCCATGCCAACATGACCGAAGCTGAAACGATTTGCAGGATGATCATCGTGGACCTCCCAGAAATCCGGTGAGGAAATCACCGACGCGAACGGAAGCGATGAGATTGACGGCTTTCGCGATGACGGAGCCAGCCAGGAGCCCGCAAAGGAAAGCTGCGACAGGCTGAGCTATGGCGAAATGAGCCGCAACCACAGGGCCTAGGTAATAGGACGTTGCAATGCCGGTGAAGAGAAACGTAAAGCGCTGCCTCTTCGTCTTCATCTCGGTATGATACGGGAGCGCGACGACTGCCCCGAGGACGCCTGCCAGCCATAGCGCACCTGTTTCTTTCGCTTCTGAGATCATGCGATTGCAGACGCCTGCTCTGGGCGACGGGCGGCCATTCGGTAGATTGTTGCGCGGCTAATACCGACCTCGCGTGCAATACGCGGGAGGTTCGCGCCTGTTTTGAGCAGTTCGCGCGCTTTTTCGAGAGCCAAGCGGCGCTCTGGGCATCCGAGTGTGATCTGGGTTCCGCCAAAGTGATCGCACAGCTTTCCCATGGCGTCGTAACCGATGCATTCGGTAATAAAGCTAGAGTGTTTTGGTTTGGCCGGTATGTATAAAAAACGGATGCGCCCAACGGGTTTAATACGCCGCGCAAGATTAGTAGCAGCTTCGACGCCGATAAGGCCGCAAACTTCATCTAGGTTATTTGTCGTCATATCGCCATACAGTATATTTATTAGAATGACGATTTATAACATGCGCATACCGGGGCGCTTTACTAACAAATGAGAATAAGTTGTCTGAATGCGATGTTTTACACAGTGCAGTCTAAGTGCCGGGTTTGCCGGGTTTAGACACCTATTTTCTTACTCTAACGCGGGAGAAGAATCTCTACATTACTGTAAGGCAATATAGGAATTTATATCCCAGAGTAGGAGTTGGGAATTTCCGCCTAAACCTGGCAAACCCGGCACTTTACCGGGTTGAGCCACGATCTTTAAAATCTGCGGTCCGCATCTGAGGGTCTGGGAGGATGAGGCGCATGTGGTTATATTATCCACCACCGCAAAGAGACTGAGAAATGACGAAATCTCTAGAGAAATTCAGCTTCGAGGGCGCGCCTGTTCGTGTGATGGAGCGCAACGGAATTACCTGGTGGGTGCTTGCAGACGTGTGCGCGGTCCTGGCAATCCGCAATGCCCGTGATGCAGCGGACCGGCTAGACGATGATGAAAAGGGTGTCGCTACTACCGACACCCTTGGCGGATCCCAGGAGATGACTGTCATCAATGAGAGCGGTCTCTGGTCGCTTGTTCTGACCAGCCGTAAGCCTCAGGCAAAACGCCTCAAGAAGTGGGTGACTGCCGAAGTCCTGCCTTCCATTCGCAAAACCGGCCAATATGGAAGCGCTGTAGGCATCAGTGCAGCCGCTTTAGAGCAGTTCCGCACAGAGGTGATGCGCAACCGCCTGTTGCCTCGGTTTTTTGCTCAAGATCCGGTTGTGGCGGCGAACGAACAAGTCAAACGTGAACACGATGTCGATTTTCTGGCTGCGCTCGGCATTTCAAATCCGGATGGGCGCCTCTTAGCTGCGACAAGCTATGAGGCGGGGCAGATCTCCGCGTTCGTTGAGGCATTCGTTGGTGAATTTGGGGTCGGGGGCGACCACGTGACGCTGGATACGATCATGAAACGTTATTATCGCTCGGCTGAATTGCAGGAATCCGTACCTAAAACGGTTCCTCATGGTGTGGAGGGCAACGTGTTCTCTGACGGTCTCGCAAAATTTCTGACTGCGTATTCGTTTCTCGTCGTCGGAGATTGCTTCATCGAGCCTAAGCCTACCCGTAAAGGTGCTTCAAAATCTTGGCGCGTTAATCGTGTGACGCCTCGTAAGCGCATAAACTAACTCTCCCACTCCCCTGCGCCGCATAAGCGCTGATTTTCCAAAGCGAAATCAGATCGATAAGGTTGAGCTACGCCCTTGCGACATATCGCCATGGCAAATCAACATGGCAAAATGGGTTTCCATGCGCTCCAAGCTTCGTCATATTTCACGAGCGTTTAACGAGGGAGTCGTAATGAAACTGAGATATCTGGCCATAGCTATATTGGCTGCGATGCCGAGGATCGCGAATGCGTCTACACCTGACAACATAGTTGGGGACTGGCTTTTGACGCACATAAGTCAAGATGATGAAATTCATACTCATATGTGCGGGGCGATGACAGTCACCAAAGACAACACAGATTTTTTGCTCCGCGATGATGAGCGACATGCAGAGATCAGGTTGATCAATAACAAATGGAATCTACCTTCGAAAATAGAAGGGATTGTCAGTATAAAATCCGGAAAATATCAACGAGATTTCAAGGCTTTCGGCTCTGACTCAACGATGCTGGATATCGATATTGCAGAGGCCGATTTGAAAGAGCTTGTCGCGGTGCTGAGTTCCGCCCGCTCTGCCTCCATGACATTTGGGAAAAACAAGACGCAAAATATACCGATTTCCGGGTCTGCCGAAATTCTAAACGGTTTTAAAGATTGCGTCCGGCATATCGGTAACATGGATCTAGGCGACCCTGTTGGCCAAACAAACTCCCCCTTCTGATGCCCGTGAATTTCACATCAATGTAATCTTGCCTATCGAAACGAGAACATATAAAGAACGAATCACGGCAAATTGATGCAGAGTCGCATAAAAAACCCGCCGTAAGGCGGGGAGTCAGGAGGCTTTAGGAGCGTGTTCCAAACCGATTTGAATGAGACGCCGTATGGCTTCCGGGCGTGTGACCCCCTCGGCTTTGGCCCAAATTTCAACTGTCTCAGACAGAGGAACAGGCATCGTGAAATGCTGCGCAACGGTGTCCGTGCGCGGCCTTCCTCTCTTTCTGGAATTCTCTGTAGATTTTATCATTGACGTACTCATGGATTTTCTTGTAGACAAAATTCACGAGGCGAGCAAGGGAAACTGAGCTACGCACACACAGATAAGAGCATAGGAAAGCTAGTTTTAAAGGCGATTGGGGGAAGCTTGCACCCTTCCCCCAATCTGCACCTGAAACCATCCCTAGGAGGGGAGCATGGAAACGGCACGACCGGTTGATACCACACGCGCAAACAGTTTCACAACTGTCCCGCATTCTCTCACGATCCTTTCGACGGGCATCCGTCGAGACAATGAGGGTCGCTATTGCCTGAACGACTGCCACAAGGCGTCGGGCGGTGATGCTTCCAAAGCTCCCGGCCAGTGGATGGCCAACAAACAAACTAAGGCGCTGATCGCAGAAATCGAAACTGTGGAAATTCCCACAGTTTCGGAAACTGCCGGAAAGTCGGTAGCTACTCTCGAAGGACGAAACGGCGGCACCTACGTCGCCAAGGAACTGGTCTACGCCTACGCAATGTGGATCAGCCCGCTGTTTCACCTGAAGGTCATCCGGGCGTTCGACGCATTGGTGCAGGGCAACACACACCAGCCCGCCACCGTCATCCCGCCCGAAGCCGTCACCCTCTACCAGACGCTGACAAATGTTGGCATGACGGCGCACGGGATGACGCGCAAGAGAGCGGTGACGTTCGCGAATGAGGCGGTAGCCGAGCGATACGGCATCGACTTCATGGGGATGATGGGCATCCCGAAGGTGGGAGTGTCTGGACGAAAGCGCATTGAGCGTCCAACGGCGGAAGAAGCCAATCCGAAATTCCCTGAGGTTCTGGCTAACCTTGCAGCGGTCTTCGGGGTGGGAAAGCGCCCATTCTCCACAGCCGAGATTATGGCACATCCCAGAGCGTGCGGCGATATCGCGCGGGTGCTTGGCTATCATGTTTGCGATGCTGACGGCGAAATCTCATCGCGCCGTCTGGGCAGATATCTGCTTGCGCATAGCGGAGAGCAGGTGGCTGGCGCGTGTGTAGCTCCATACGGTTACACCAGAGACAAGGTGCGTCTTTGGGCAATCGACCTATCGCTCAGGGAGGTGTGCAATGACACCGAACCTGACACCGCAGCAGCGCATTGAGGAGAGCCGAAAGGCTATCGCATTTCTCAACAATCCGGCCTTTGAACTGCATCTCTCTACGACCCGCACGCGAGTGATCTCGGACCACGAGCGCCGCTTGGCGTCGGACACAGGGCTAGTCATTCCTGCGATGAGGGAGGCACGCTCATGAGCGCGGAATTGAAGCAAGAGCTTACTGAGGCTCTGGAAGCGCTGCTCTCAGACGCAAGAGACCTGCTCGTAGAAGCTGCACGGACACCTGGCCGCAAAAATCTTACCGCCGATGAGCTGGAAGAGCGCGGGATTGCGCCTGAATCGTTCGCCAAGGCTCGCGCGGCTCTCGCTAAGGCTATGGGAGAGAGCTCATGAGCACCATCTTATGCGGCCTCACGGCCTTGGCGGTCGTCGGGTTTGCCTTCGGAGAGATCAGAACATGGGTGCGTTGCTGCGAATTGCAGGCGCAACTTCGGCTGCTCAATAAATTGAAAGCTGCGCATGAGGCCGGACAAGGCCGGAGCGTGGGAGGAAGATAATGACCATGACCAGTGCAGCAATAATCACGCTTCTTCGCATTCGTGAATGGGGAGCGTGCAGCGATGGGGGCGACTGGTTCCGGGAGAAATTCCCGCAGGGCGGGGACTACGGCACTGTTATGACGGCTCTGCACGAAGATCGCCGCCTCGCAGATGCAACGTGGCTCGCGGACAAGGCATTTTCTGAGGCGGCAAACGTGTCCGCATTAGTGCGGAGCGAAATTACCGCAGTGCAGTCTGCAACCAAGGATAAAGACCATAGCGGAAACTACGCCCGGATCGGGTGTAGCGGAGCCAACGCTCTGATTGGGAGCAGCGGAGCCAACGCCCGGATCGGGAGCAGCGGAGCCTATGCCCACATCGGGAGCAGCGGAAACGATGCCCGGATCGGGAGCAGCGGAAACTACGCCCGGATCGGGAGCAGCGGAAACGATGCCCGGATCGGGAGTAGCGGATACTACGCCCGGATCGGAAGCAGCGGAAACGATGCCCGAATTAAGTGCGAGGGGAAGAACGCGGTGGTTGCGTCTGCGGGGATTGGTGCAAACGTCACCCTTGGCAAAGGTGGCTGCGCGTCTCTCGTCTGGCATGATGGAACCCGCTCTCGCTTCACTCACCTGTATGTAGGTGAAGACGGCATTGAGGCAGGCGTTGCCTATCGCCTGGATGATGCCGGGAAGCCTGTTCGTGTCGATGGGGAGGACTGATGTATGACTGAGTCATTCAAGAGCCTCACTGAAAAAGGCGTGTTCAAGCGTAACAAGCTGTTCTCCATCCAGATCGAGAACCTGCATGTTCAATCGGGCTTCAACCTTCGTGAAAATGACGAAGACCTGAAGTCGCACATCTCGGACATTGCGGATTACATCGCGAAGGGTGGCCAGCTTCCGCCTTTGCTGATCCGTATTGCCGAGGATGGCCGTGTGATGATCGTTGACGGGCATTGCCGTCATGCCGGTTACACACTTGCGAAAGAGCGAGGTCACGCGGTCGATTGGATCGATGTGCTGCCATTTCGTGGCGACGATAACGATGCAGTCGCGATGATCATGCACAGCGCAAGCGGGAAGCCGCTTACGCCGCTCGAAACCGCAGAGGGATACAAACGACTCAATGATGCGGGCATGTCGTCTACGCAGATTGCGGAGCGGTTCGGAAAGACGCGTCAGAGCGTTGATGGTTTGCTCTTGGTCTCGAATGCGCATCCCAAGCTCAAGGAGCTGATCCGTACCGGCGTCGTGTCGGCAGCAATAGCTGCCACAGCGATAAGGCAGCATGGAGAAGACGCCTACGCATGGTTGATGACGCAACACGAGGCCGCCACAAGCCAAGGGAAGTCAAAAATCACCCAAGGCACAATAGCGGCAAACGATAGCGGGATCATCAAAGACGCTGCGCAGACCGATCTAGAGGACCTGACCGGCAAGCCTGGGAAAACGTCTGTGAAATCGTTGCGTGCAGGGATTGCGACGTTTCTTGAGAGCGTTGGAAAGTCTCATCTGTCAGTGGACGGTAATAAGACAGTTTCCGTATCGGTGGACGCCATAGCTGCGCTCAAGCGGCTTTTGCCACCCGATATGCGGATGAATGACGGACCACACTGACGAACGGAGCGTACAAACCGGGATCAGGAACGATCTGGCCGGGACCTGCCTTGCTTACCGCGCCAATGTCGGCACGGGTTGGACAGGAACCGGCCCCCCTCTGGTGGTTGACCGCAAGATGGTCGTTTCAGTTTCCCCCGGTGACGTTGTGTTGCGTAAGGCGCGGCGGTTTTCAACCGGCTTGCCGCGAGGGTTCAGTGATCTGTTCGGTGGCGTACCGATAAAGATCACGCAAGAAATGGTTGGGCGAACGTTTCTACAGTTTTTCGCTATCGAAGTGAAAGACGACAAGGGGCGAGCGTCAACAGAACAGAATGCGTTTTTAAAGGCAGTAAAACGCTTTGGTGGTCGCTCCGGTGTTGCACGCACCGTCGAGGACGCCAGGCGGATTATCGCAAGTTAGGACTGGCGTGAAAAACGTATCGTTTGAAAAGATCAACGCTGTCGCACTTCCGCTCTTGCGGTCGCTTGTGACTGAGTGGGTGCCTGGTGGAAAATTCCGGGGCAAAGAATACGTTGCCGGGAGTATTCGTGGTGGGAAAGGTGAGTCATTTTCTGTCAACGTCACTAACGGAAAGTGGGCTGATTTCAGCAGTAACGGCACTGATCGCGGCGGTGACGCTATCAGCCTCTATGCCGCTGTATTCACCAGTGACGATCAGAAGCGCGCCGCAGACGAACTGGCCACGCGCCTGGCTATCAGCGATGAGACGCCGCTACCGGAATCACCCCGTAACCAGCCTAAAGACTGGGAACAGGTTGCACCCGATGCCAATACGCTAGAACCAAATCTGAGCCGTTGGGAGCGTGCGTGGCCATATCACAACCATGAAGGACGCATCACGCACTACGTGGTTCGGAAGGGAAACGGAAAAGACAAGATCATCCTCGCCCTGACATGGGGCAGGAAAATGGACGAGAAAACAGGCGAGCTGGTTTTGGGATGGCATCTCAAACAGCCTAAAGCCCCGCGTCCTCTGTATCGCCTGAACGGGATTGCGAAGGCGAAGAGCGTCATAATATGCGAGGGCGAAAAAGCCGCCGACGCGGCGCAACTGATGTTCCCGCGCATTCTCTGCACTACGTGGATGGCCGGAACGAACAATGTCGCGAATGCCGACTGGTCGCCATTGTCCGGCAAGAAGGTGTTGATCTGGCCAGATAATGATGAGCCCGGTCACAAAGCTGCGGACGAGATTGCCTCAATTCTCTCCGGAATTGCCGCCTCCGTTAGCAAGCTTGAAGTGTCCGATCTGCCTGAAAAAGCAGACGCAGCAGATGTAAAACTAGAAAACCCAGCGGAATGGCTGAAGAAACGCGCTGGTTCGGTGATTGGCGGTAAGGAAAAGCAGGTTCGGCAACCTCAGGTTCCGCCAGAAGTGAAGGGGCGCCGTTCGGCAAACCTGGACCCGATCCAAGTGGTGACTGGCGATATCGATCTGGCCGCGAAGCAGGGTGCGGAGGCGTTGATAAAATCCGGTTATGTGATTTTCAGGCGTGGGAAAGATCTGGTTAAGCCAGGCAAGACGAAAGTCAGTGCGGCGGATGGCCGTGAAACAGTTTCTGCGTACTTCCAGATGGTCAACGCATCGATGATGATAGCAGCGCTGTCGCATACGGTGGCGTGGGTGAAATATAATAAAAAAGCGGGAGATGTGGTCCCAATAGACCCCCCGCCAGCCGTCGCAAATATTATACTGTCTGATGCGTCCGAGCATGATTACCGTGTTGTTTCGGGGATTATCACAGCCCCGACGCTCCGACCGGACGGTAGTGTTCTGATTGATCCCGGTTATGACGCAGCCACGAAAACATACTATGATCCAGACGATGCACTGAAAGTCGTATTGCCCGAGCCGACATACGCGGCGGCAGACGATGCACTAAACCTGCTTGATGGGCTACTTGAAGAGTTTCCGTTTAAGACGAAGGTAGATCGTTCGGTAGCACTGGCAGCAATTCTGACATCGGTCGTGCGCAGCGCCATACCGGTTGCCCCGTTATTTGCGTTCAGTGCGACCACGCCAGGGTCTGGGAAATCATTCCTGGTGGATGTTGCCAGCGTCATCGCGACTGGGCGTCCATGCCCTGTCACGTCAGCAGCGAAAGACGACGACAAGGAAACTGAGAAGCGGCTTGCAGGTCTCCTGATGAGCGGAGCGCAAATCATGTCGCTCGATAACGTCAATGGAGAGCTGGGCGGTGATCTGCTCTGCCAAGCGGTAGAGCGACCGATCCTCTCGATACGCCCCCTCGGCTCGTCAGATCATATCGAGGTGGAAAACCGCGCGGTTATGTTCGCAACCGGAAATGGTTTGCGGGTGAAGGGCGACATGACCCGGCGTGCCGTGATGTGCAATCTTGACGCGGGTGTAGAACAGCCAGAGTTACGACGTTTCTCGTTCAACCCGATCAAACGCGTGATGCAGGATCGCGGCAAATATGTTGCTGCATGTCTGACTGTTGTGCAGGCGTGGATGCAGAGTGGCGACAGCGTCGATATTCCCCCCTTGGCCTCATTTGAGGGATGGAGCGGCACAGTTCGCGGCGCGCTCGTTTGGCTTGGTCATGTGGACCCGTGTGCCAGCATGGCAGATGCGCGCGCGGACGATCCTGAAATGGATGAAATGCGTAGCCTCATTGGAGCACTTGGCAATGCCATGGGCATAGGTCGCGTGCACGCCAAGCCGCTGAGTGAAATCGAACGTCTATCGAATTCGCACTTCACTGGGCTTGAAAGCGGTGATGGGCTGAAGTTTCCAGAACTGCATGACGCAATTGGACGCATAGCGGGAACGCCAGCCGGGAAGATCAACACACGCACGCTCGGGCGCTGGTTCATGCACAAGAAGGGGCGCATCGTTGACGGCCTGCGCATCGCGGATTGCGGTTTGAACCGGAAAATGGTCCGACTATGGGCAGTGGAGGCGATATCGTGAACGCCCTTCGCTCATATCAGAAGAAGTGCGTGACTGAGGTCGGACAGCAGTTTCGCCTAGGGCATCGCGCCGTGCTTATGGTGGCACCTACCGGCGCGGGTAAGACGGTGATGTTTTCCCACATGGCCGATACGTTCAGGTCGCGAGGGAAACGCGTTCTGATTGTCGCGCATCGAAAAGAGCTGATCAAACAAGCATCAAGCAAGCTTCGCGCCGCAGGGATACAGCACGGCATTATCGCGCCGTGGGCTGAGCAGGTGCCGGAACTGGTCCAGGTGGGTTCAGTCCAAACGCTCAGAGGGCGGCTCGGCAGATTGCCACGCTTCGATCTGATTGTGATCGATGAAGCGCACCACTCAGTAGCGGGAGACTGGGCGCGGCTTATCGCGTCTCAGCCTCAATCGCTGATCTGCGGTGTAACCGCATCGCCGCAGCGCATGGACGGTAAAGCATTGGGCGTGTCCGAAGGTGGCGTGTTTGAAACGATGGTCCTCGGTCCGACGATTGCCGAATTGATCGACCTTGGTTTTCTCACGCCGTCAAAGGTATTCGCTCCGAGCATCCCGGACATGATCGGTATCCGTACCAGGAAGGGCGATTTCGATACCACTCAACTGGCGAAGCTCATGGCTAAGCCGGAATGCATAGGCAATGTGTCGAACACTATCAGCGTCATGCAAGCGGGCTGCCGACGATTTGTTTCTGCCCCTCAGTCGAGGTTGCGGAAGGATATGCCGCAGCGTTTCGTGCCGCTGGATATCGATCCGTTGCCGCTCACGGCGAAATGGAAGCGGATGATCGCTCAGAGGCGCTGTCCGGATTGGAAACGGGAGCCGTCCAGATCGTCACGGCCTGCGACCTGATTTCGGAGGGCGTGGACGTGCCATGCGTGGCCTGCGTGATCCTCTGTCGTCCCACGAAATCCCTTGGACTGCACATTCAACAGGTCGGGCGCGGATTGCGTCCGATGGAGGGAAAGACATGCCTCATCATACTGGATTTTTCGGGGAACACGCTGCGCTTCGGCCTCCCTGATACCGATCACGGATGGAGCCTGGACGCGCCTGCAAACGACACCAAGAGGCGCGCATCATCGAGAGGATGGCTCTGCGAATGCGGCGTAGTGCATGCGGCCCGAGCGGGTTCTTGCGCGGAATGTGGTCGAGAGAGACCCGCCGTCAGCGGGCGGAAAGAAAAAGACGAGTTGCAGCCAGTGGGGCTCGAAGAATTCGATAAGACGAAAGAACGGGCGTGGCGCGAAATGGCGTACGGAGACCTGATTAAGGTCGCAAAAACTGAGGAAGATTTGCGCGATATTGCAAAAGCGCGGGGATACAAGACCGGATGGGTAAGTAAAGCGATGAAGGAAATTGCAGCATGACCAGCAGCACGAATTATCATGATGCCTGCAAGCCGGGTGTCGAAGTTGGCTTCAAGCGGAAGGTTCACGCGCATCTCTCACCGGGTGCTTCTTATGAAGTCATGTGCCTCACGACGCGCGGAAGTCCGATGATCGAAGATGACGCCGGAAATATCGGATTTATCAGCAACGAATTTTGGAATGATGGCGGTGGCTTCGTTATCGGCAGTGGAGACCCAGCATGACCCAAGAACAGAAGCCGGAAAGCGCGGAGTTTCGGACGCGGGAGGAGCGGATTGACGGGCAGATCGAGGATATTTTCGAGATACATGAGGCCGAGGACGCCGAACGAGTTATTTCCAAAGGTGACCTGCGCCTGATGATCGAAGCAGCGCATAAATCAGCCGAGGCCCGAGGCGCAGCAGAGCAGAGCCGGAAGGATGCAGAGGGGCAGGAGCCTGTGGGATACGTTGTGGCACGTCTTCAGGAATTATTCACAAAACCAGATAACCCGCTTGTAGCTGCAATGATTTTTTCCAGTATTGACGCCCCGCACATTCAACCCCTCTACGACCGCCCCGCCAACATCGCCGCGCTTGAGGCTCGGGTGAAGGAGTTGGAGGCCCAGATCGGGGCAATGCAGTACGGGACTGTTCGGCAGGTAATCCACTCACCGTTGCGTCATTTCAAGCCGGAGGACCGCTCATGATCCTAGAACCGACAGCTATCACCACAGGTTGGTGAACGATGAAGAGGGCCTGATCGCGTCAGAGCGCCTAACGCTGTCGCCGAGGTTCCCGGTTCATATTGGGGAATTCGATAACCGCGATGGTTCGAGCCGCGAGACTGAACCGTTGGTGCCGCTCGCCAAGGCCTTGGACTATGCCGCCGCACTCGTAACGGCGGAGAGGGAGCGGTGCGCGAACAGGCTGGCTGACGTGGCGAAAAATCTCGGACGTCATTGGGGATCACATCTCACGGAGGAAGGCATTGCCATCAAGGAAGCGTGCGCCGCCCGCGTCGAGCAGGAAGCCGCAGCCATCCGCGAGGGAGGCGAGGGATGAACTTGCGAGCGATTACAGCCGCCCTTGAAACAGTTTTACACTACGCGAGGATCGGTGCGTCAGCGAACGAAGCGAGCCGCAAGGAATGCGACGACGCAACCACAATCTTGCGCGGCATCATGGGGATGCTTCCAGTATGAGCGCGAAAATTCAGCCCCGTCTTTTGCGCACGGAAGACGCAGCGGAGTATTGCGCGGTGTCCGTATCGGCATTCAACAAAGACGTTGCGCCGCATTGCCGAAAGCTCAATCCCTCTGGCGTTCGCGTGGCGTGGTTGCGCGATGATCTTGATGCATGGATTGATTGGCTGGCAGGAATGAAAGCCGGGGACATCAAGCCCGCTCCTCAGGTTCCGCCGATTAACCCGTTGGATGAATATCTATGAGCGTCATACGCCTTCGATACATCCAAAGGTTTAAGGATCGTCATGGCAAGCTTCGGGTCTACTACCGTAAGCCAGGGAATAAGCGTATCCCGCTGCCTGACGAACGCGACCCCGGTTTTTTCGAGGCGTATCAGCGCGCCGCATCGACACACGCAGTGCCGAAACCTGCGCCTCCACCTCGGTTCAAATCATTCGCTGATCTGATACGGGTTTGGATGGAGAGCGCACGGTTTAAGCAGCTAAGGCCATCGACGCAGGAAACGTATCGCAGGATTCTGTATCGAATGCAGAGAGAGGGTTGGTCTGCTTACCCCGTCTCAGACTTCAGACAGCCCCATATCAGAAAGTTCGTTTCTAAGCTTTCAGACAGACCGTCAGCGGCGAATCATTGGCTCAAGCTCTTCAGGCTTCTCTTTGACCACGCGGTCGAGGATGGCTGGTGTGAGGTCAACCCGGCGAAAGACGTAAAGCGTCTTCGCGAAAAAGCTGAGGGCGTCGAATCCTGGACAGACGAGCAGATCGAGCAGTTCGAGGCCCGCTGGCCGGTCGGGTCGCAGCCGAGACGCGCCCTGTCACTGCTTCTTTATACCGGCCAGCGCCGCAGTGATGTGGTGAGAATGGGCCGCGTTCACGTCAGGGGGGATCTGATAGAGGTTCAGCAGCAGAAAACGGGCGCACGTTTGCTTATTCCTATCCATCCTTTCTTGCACGTTGAGATCGCCGCAGCTCCTGAGGCTGGCACGTTCCTTCAAACGCCAAGCGGCAATGCTTACACCCCAAATGGTTTCTACATGCGGTTTAAAGATTGGCGAGAAGCGGCGGGGCTCCCTGACGGGTTGAGCCTCACGGCTTGAGAAAAGCAGCCGCCCGCCGACTCGCAGAAGCAGGGTGTTCGACACACCAGATTGCCGCGATCACCGGTCATGCGACTCTATCTGAGGTTCAGAGATATACGCGCGCCGTCGATCAGGAAAAGCTTGCTCGTGAAGCAATGCGGCGCATGGAGAGTGTCAAACCGAAACCGGCGATTGTCAAACCGCTATAAAAAATGGCGGATTTCGGCGAATTTTCATGTGGAGTGGTGAACCGGGTGGGACTCGAACCCACGACCATTCGATTAAAAGTCGAATGCTCTACCGGCTGAGCTACCGGTTCACATGAGGCGACTGGCTACATT